TTGTCGGCGACGGCAAACAACAGGTCGTCCGGGATTGCCTTAACATCGTATTTCGGTTTATCGTCGTCCGTCCCGGCGTTGTATCCGGGTATCTCGATTTTAACGGGTGCATCAAATCCCAACATCTTTGCCCGGCGTTGTTGAATGTTCAACAGCAAGTCCAAAAACCGGGGATTGCCCGCCGACGTTTCAACGGTCGTTTCGTCATACCCGTAATATTCCGGGTCGCCGTCGGTCGCATCCGTTTTGATAGGACGCCCCCGGTTGGTTTTCTCTTTGGTGCGCATCTTTCCGGTTTTTGACGCCTCCCACGCCTCCCACGCTTGTTGCTCCATCTTATCCAACTTGCGCAATTCCTGTGTAACATATTCGTCTATTGTATCCAACCGCTCCCGCTTCCATTCGATAAGGCATTGTTGCAAATCGTAATAAACCATTTGAAAGGTTATTGTATAACCCATTCCACGGGCGGACAAATCCCGGTTCAATGCGTCCGCAATTTCCCGGTACGAATAACCACGCAAAAATAAATCGGCACAGAAACGAATGTCATAAATTCGTTGTTCCTCGGAACGTTTGTTGTAGCCTAATGGCTTCTTTCTCTTTTTCATCGTCAAATCTCCTTAATCGTCAAATCGTATTCCCATACATACCCGCCCGCCGTTTTATACACTCCTTTACAACATCGGGTAATTGTTATATTTTTTATTCCCGTTTTTCTTTCCGCTTCCCTTATAGATTTATACCGGGCAATTTCGTTTCCGGCTTTTGAACGTTGTATTACAGGTTTAGCAATTTTATTATGTTTGCCGTTATATGTATTGTTATACTGATTATCGCACCATTCCAAATTATCGGCATTATTATTAAACTTGTTTCCGTCCTTATGATTTATTTGTTTCCAATTATTTGGATTTGGAATAAATTCCATTGCAACTAATCTATGTACCATTAATGCAGTTAGTTTGCCGGACTTATATAACCTTACCTGCAAATAGCTCTTACCGCTTACTGTTGGCTTTAGCAACTTACTTTTTCCAGTTCTTCCATAATTGAGGCTTTTTACATTACCATAATTGGATATTTGGTAATTCTCAAAACCGGATATATCTTTCCAAACTTCCATATCTTTTTTTTGCAAAGATAATATATGTTTTTCGTTTGCAAGTTATTTGCGGGGAATTTCCATTTTAAGAGGCTTTTGTTATTAACTCAATACTTTTATCGTCTTAATGGTTATCTTTCAGCCACGGGGCAAATTTACGGGTTTTCCGGGGCATTGCCAAACCTTTGTTATCTCATGTATATAAACGGCAAAACCCCGGCGTTTGTTTCCGGGGCTTTTATGCCTATTGTCCTATACCGTTTTCGTACCTCCCATTTGAGCAACGATAATGCGATTGGGTTCCACGGGGGTTGGTGTATTCCGTTCCCCCTTTCATTGTCTTTATTGCCAAACATACCGGGGCGGGCTTTCCATTTACCGGAAATTCCGGGTTAAAATATCGACACGTTCCGCATATCTTTTCGGGGCGTCGATTATCCGGGGCGCATCCGGTCGGCATATTGGGAATTTCCGACGAACATTTATTTTTCATTGTGTCGCCCTCCTTTCCGTTTATTCTTTCCCCGGCGTTTATCCCGTGGGTTGCGCCGTGGCATTTCGACCCGGTGTATTTCAACCGTTGTTCCGGGGAACATTTCGCCGAAAAATTCCGCCATTGCTTCCACTTCTTTTGGCACGTCGAACGCTTCCGGTTTCTTATATTCCCTTTTACGTTCCGGTTGATTTTCCATTTGGACGGCGGGGCAAACGTCGATAAGCGGGCAACCCTTACAAGTGTTCACGGGCTTTGCTTTCTTTTAACTTTCGCAAATCGCTTTATGTTTCCGGGCGTAATCCGCCGTTCTAAATTCGTGGAAATCGTCCCGGTGTGCGCTTGCACGTGTGAACATTTCCATTGCTTCAACCGCAATGCGGGCTAAAATAAAATCCGGGGTATCATTAAACGCCTTTTCCATTGAATTACGGTTTACTACCTCGGCAATCTCGTTAATAAATTGTTCTCTGTTAATCATCGCTCTATTATTTTTTATCGTTCATAAATTGGGAATGTCTTTTTTGCCATTGTTCGCAACCGGGGTTCTCACAATTAACCGGGCTTTCGGTCGTATAACAATAACCATTCCCGTTGGCGTCCTCGCTTGTAATGCTGTCGCAATTACCGCAATACTTTTGTTCGTGTGGGTGCGTCCGTTTATAGTTGGGGTCGGTTTGGCGTCCCTTTACTTTGTCGTATGCCATTTCCAATAAATCCCGTTGCTGTATGCCTAATATTGTGGCGGAATGAAATACGACGGCGTTAAGGTCTGCTAATTCATCAATTACGGCGTTCATGCGTCCGGGGTCGTCAAATTCGGGCATTGCGTGTTTTACCGCCGCTTTGTACTCGTTAAATTCTTCCTCCATTTTCCGGCAACGGGACGCAATGTTTGTTCCGAACAACTCATTAAACAGATTGGCAATTTGAGCAACAACCGGACGGGCGGGTTGCTCCGTGTAATTCTCGGCGGGGTTTCCTTTGGGTTCAAATTCCCGTTTAAAATCCTTTTCCGGGCGGGCGGTAAATCGTCCGTTCAATTCCCGGATAATATACCAACTTTCCGGCACGTCAACGAATATGCCGTTACCATCGGGAAAAGAAAACATTGCTTTGCCGTTCGGGGTGCGGGGCGTCGTAACCGTTCCGCCTCCGGTAAATCTCAAAACGTCGTCCACGTTGTCCCGTCTAAATTGGATTGCGTCAACCTCTAACAAGGTGCGACAATACCGGGTTCCCGCCGTGGTGTCCGGGTCGATTAATCGGGTGCGCATTTCCTCCGGGTATTCCTCCGGGTCGTACTTCATAAAAACCGACTGCCTACCATCGGCATAAAAGAACTCAATAAGACGGTCGCCCAATCGTCCCCGGATTGCCTGTTTTAACGCCTCAATCCTTTGTCCCTCGGCTTTATCGTTTCCCTCGCTTCCATTTTGCGCCCAACTCAAACGTATTGAGGTATCGGACGCCGTAACCTCAATTTCTTGTTTTGTTATGTCCTCAATCATTGCGCACATATCGCAATCAAAGGGGCTTAATACTTGTTTGTTCATCGCTCTAGAAATTTATTTGTTATTACTATCCGGGGCGGCTTCAACCTTAACCCCGGCAATTGTTCCGTTATAATTAAATTCTAATGTTTCAACCCCTTTAAATCCCCCGGCAATTCGTAACAACCGCCAATAAATTGTTTTCCGGTCGCTCCTATGGAATTTATCGCATTGCCTACCTATTCCGGGGCAATCTTCCCTTTTGATTTTGCAGCGAACGCAACGTTGCGTAAATATTGCGGGGTTGTTGTTGGCTAATCGTGCATCCGCCGCCGTCCATATCTCGGCAATCAATACCATACCCCGGTAAACGCAACGTTCGCCGGGGTTGTACTCTCTGTTTGGGTCGAACGGTTCGGGTTGCTTAACTCTCATTCTTTGCCCGCTTCGTTTACATAGCCAAACAATGCGTCCAAATCGTCCTTTGCGCCTTTTACGCAAATTCGTACCCTATCGCCCCCGGCTAATGCGGTTTCGACAATCTCACAATTATACCGGGGGGCGTTTATCTGTATCATTGCCGCCGTGGTATTCGTTACAAACTCGTTTCTTTCTTCCATGCTCTCGGATTTTTGAAGTAAATTAAATGCCTCCGTTGGTTCGTTCTCGCTTTGACACGCCCCCAACAAAAGCGTTGCCAAAGATAACAATAAAATCTTTGCTTTCATCGTTTTACCTTTCTTTTAATCCATATAAACCGTATGCCAATGCCGACAAACAATATTTTCGCCTCAATATCAACATAACGGTCGTAACCGTTTATTGCATCAATGGATACCCCAAATTGCCAACTATGATATTGCCAATACTCACGGGCGTAAACATAGACGCCGACCCGCCCAACGTGTATGCCTGTTTGGACGGTGTGTTTGTCCTTACTCATTGTGTGCCTCCTTTCTTGCTAATTCATAACCCTTTTTATCCATTACCATTGCCACGGGGTACGGCAATATACAATCTTTGGTATAAACCAAATTGTAAATCCCCAATTGCCCCTTAACCGGAAATTCAATAACCCGGCGGGGGTTGCGCATCAACCACCCGTACCCCTTTGTTATTTTCGCCCTCTTTTCCTTTGGAATCCGGGTGTTTTCCCAATCCTCCGGCGTAAACTCTTTTATCGGCTTTACGTCGTACAACTCAACCAATCCCAAAGTAACGCCGCTTTCCATTCCCGGATAAACCGGGGACGCTGCGGAACATATCAGCACGTCGCCACGGTATGACGTGTTTTTGCTCCGAACTTCAATTGTCTTTTTCCCGTAAACAATACCGTTTTCGTCCTTGTACGCCTCCGTTACCAAATCATTTGCGTATGGCTGTTTTACGGTCAACGCACGCCAACGGTCGTGTTTTTCCGGGTTGTAATCCTTATTGCTGTACTGCATATTTACTTTTTATTTTCGGGTTCCTCGGTTTCGTCGTCGGGTTCCGGGTAATGGATAAATCCAATTTGCCGGACGTTTTGGATTGGCTCGTAAATGATAACGACAACATCGCCGTCCGTCCTTACTCCGACCAATCGGTAATCGGCGGGAACCTCAACCCGTATTTCACTTTTCATTGTTAAACAAATCCCAATTAACAGGGACACAATACCCCGGCAATTCTCCCCGGTCAATCCCCAACGGATTAACAATACTATTTTTCCAATAGATACGGGGTTGTTCCGGGCGTCCCTCCCAATGTTCCGTAATCGTGTCGTAAATCAATCGTATTTCCCGTTTCGGATATTTGCCGCCGCTCTGCAACCCGATTTTATACAGGTCAACGAACGGATACGACAATTTGATTATCCCAATTGCCCGGTCGTACATTCCCGGCGGGATTGGCTCCACGCTTGCAAAGGTGCGGAACCCGTGGCGTTTTGCCCGTGCCAACACATTAACCCGCATCATATTTGGGTCGGCGTTCGGCTCCAATTCGTCGCAACCTGTCAACGTTGCGCCCAAAGCGATACGGGACACGTCCCAACCCTCGGACGCCTCGGCAAAATCAATGAAGCGGTTCAACCCCTCGGCGCATTTGCTCAATATCTTAACCGGGATGCCGTGGCGTTGGCATACGCCGACCGCTTGACGGGTCAACCGTTCCGTTTCCGGCAACAACGGGTCGGTCGTGAACGAAAAGAATAACCCCGTTTTCTGCAATTCCTCCTTATGCGCCAACAATTCGTTTTTGAAAATATCCAAAGCGTATGGATATTCCCGCAACGTCTTTTTCAACTCCGGGCGACTGCCTCCCAATACCTTTGCGCCACGACCTTTGCGCAAATAACAGTAAGTACAACCGTTGGAACAACCGACAAAGAAATTGGCGGCGTTCTCGGCGTATTCCCCGGCTTTACCTTTTGGGCTGTAAATAACCCGTCCGTTTATCGCTCCCATATCGTCAACGGCTTAAAATGGTAAATCGTCGTTTCCGTCGGGGGCGGGTGCATCCGGCACGGGCGGCGGCGGGGCTTGCG